TCCTGACATGGCTGAAGAGAAGGATGGCGGCATTGACCTCGTGAAGTATGGAGTTCTGTGGCAGCGCGTGCAGGACATGGATCGCAAAGTTGACAAAATGGAGCGCCAGCTTGAAGAACTTGTGGCCTTGGCCAACAAGTCTAAGGGTGGCCTCTGGCTTGGAATGAGTATCGCATCTGGATTGTCGGCACTGGTTGGATTCATGGCCAGCCATTGGAAGGGCCACTGATGCGAGAGCAGATCATGCAGATGGTTCGTGAGAACCCGAGAACGGTCAAAGACCTTGCCGATGCGCTTGGATTGTCCAAGCAGGCTGTTCTTGCGCATTTGTCTGCTCTGCCTGTTCAAAAGCTGCGCACGGTCAGCCATGGCGGCCGTGGCCGTCCTGTGGTTGTTGTTCACTGGGTTGCAAAATGAATTGGTCTGACTATCCCAACTTCACCAAGGCCGAGTTCGACTGTAAGCACTCAGGCCTGAATGGCATGCTCCCTGACTTCATGGAGCGCCTTCAGGCGCTGCGTACCGAGTACGGTCGGCCCATGACCATCACCAGTGGCTACAGGCACCCCACGCACCCTGTGGAGGCCAGGAAGCTGCGTTCTGATGGCGAGCATACCCGTGGCATGTGCTGCGACATCGCGTGCACCTCTGGCAGCGACCGATTCGACCTGATCCGCCTGGCGCTCAAGCACGGATTCCACCGCATCGGCATTGCCAAGAACTTCGTGCACCTTGGTCTTGGTGGCCATGGCCTGCCGTCCAACGTGATCTGGGAGTACCAATGATCTGGCAAGCACTCATCCCCGTGATTGGCACCGTTCTCGAGAAGGTGCTGCCCGACCCACAAGCCAGCGCAGAGGCAAAGATCAAACTCATGGAGCTGGCTCAGAAAGGCGAGCTAGCTGTCCTGGATGCAGAGACCAAGATGGCGCTTAGCCAGATCGAGGTCAACAAGGTCGAGGCAGGCACTGACATGTTCCGTGGCGGCTGGCGTCCAGCGACCGGCTGGGCGTGCGTTTTCGGCCTGGTGTACCAGTTCCTCCTGCAGCCTGTTTTGCCGTGGCTGGTGGCCGTTTTTGGTGGCTCCGTGCCGCCTTTGCCGCCGATCGACAATGAGACCCTGATGGTCTTGCTGACTGGCATGTTAGGCTTGGGTGGCCTTCGCACTTTCGAACGCATCAAGGGCAAGGCTTAGCAGTTGTCTCCAGCGGCTTCGGCCGCCTTGCCCGGCCTCTGTGCCGGGTCTTTTTTATGACCGACGTTTCCGACCAAGCCACCATCCGAGAAGAACAAGAGCGCGAGGCTTGCCTGACTACTGCCAGGCAGCCACACCAGCGACTTGAGCCGACTGGCCTGTGCCACTACTGCGAAGAGCCTGTGGCCGCTGACAGGCGTTTCTGCGGCCCTGAGTGCCGCGATCAGTGGCAGGCTGATGCCAACGCCAGGCAAAGGGCTGGAAAGCGCTGAAACAGGCTCATTGCATCCTGGCTTGAATGGTTGACGGGTCGATGTGCATCATCTGCTGAAAATAGACCGCAAACGATGCCTTAGTGTCCGGCTGCAGCGGCATGGCCTGGATGCGCTCCAGAGCCTCCTGCATGGCGCTGTTCCAGCCTGAGACGAACACCCACTGGGCGGCGTCCTTTGGAGACAGGCCCATGTCGCCATACAGCCTGTCGTAGTGGCCGAGCGCGTCCATCAGTACGCATCCTCGGTCATGGCTTCTTCGATCTCCTGCTCGATGCGGCTGCGGTCGGCGTCCGTGAGCTTGCGCTCCAACCAGGCAGCCGGGCGGCCACGTCGGTCGAGCACTTCCCACTCGCATTCACTGTATCCGTAATAGTCCATGTCGCTGGGCGCGTTGTAGCTGTACGACCCGCGCACGCTCTCGAAGTGTGTCACTCGAATGATGCAGGGAATGCCTGCCACGCGGCTTTCTATCTCAGTCATTTGCACACACCTTCACCGTTGTAGGCTGGCCAACCGGCCTGGCCTTTTGTCTGCTTCCAGAGCTTGACCATCTCGCAGTATTGCTCGGCCTGGCGCTGCTCTTCCTCGAAGTCGGACTGGCCGACGATGCCCATGGCGATGATGAGGCCAATGGCGGCCAGGATGACGTGGTAGCGTTTGATCTGCATGGTAGGCTCCTTAAATCTTGAACTCGTGGGCTTTGAGGAAGGCGATCTCTTCCGGCGTTGCCAGGCACAAGGCCATCATGTGCTTTTGCAGATAGGTCTGCAGCTTGGCGCGGTTGGAGGGTGTCGGGCACTTGCGGAAGGTTTCGATCAGCTTGTTCATGTTGGCTCCTTGGTTGCGATGCCCACATCTTACCACGAACACCCACAATCAATGCAAGATTATTTTGTAGGGGTTATCCCTATAAGTCGCAGATTTCCACATCATGCGGCCTGCGCTTTCCGTCCAGCATGTCCTGGATGCGTTTCTCGGTCAGCCGATGACAGCGAACCATCGTCCTGGCTGGCAGCACGTCGATCAGCTCGGCGTAGTCGCGCAGGATCGAGCGCACAGCCACGATGCCTTCACCGTCCAAGCGCAGGCTTTGCCCGGCCTTGCTGCGCTTGCCTGCCTTGGCCAAAGCCGTGATGGCGTCCATCAGCAGGCCGTTGGCATCCTCGCAGACCTTCATTTCCACCACTAGCGTCTCGACCAGGTTCACGGCGTCCGACACCAGACGCCAGTCGTCCGGCTGCGGATCGTCGCCTTGCTCCAGGTTGTGCAGGCCTTCGTACATTTTTGTGAGCTGGCTCGTCCGCCAAGCCTGTGGCAAAGGCTCAGTCGGACTGGCCATCAGCTCGTCCATCATGGTGTACCGCTTTGTCCACTTGCGCTTCACACGAACTTCTCCAGCTCTGGGGCTTTGTAGTTCGGCCCCTTGCCGATCTTGCCACCTGGCAGCAGCACCGGCTTGCCGTCCACCAGCTTGGACTCGTTGCTGGCCAGCACCTCCTTGTCGGCACCGTTCTTGTCGAAGTCGGCCAGGTAGGCGATACCGTTGCCGGTCACCTCGGTGTCGCACAAGGCGTCCAGCGCGGCCACTTCCTTGCCGGTCTTGATGAAGGCCTGGGTGGTTGCCTTCTTGAGGCTGGTGGCGATCAGGCGCAGGTCATCGGCCAAGCACTCCAGCGATTCGTTGTCCTCGACGCAGTCGGTCTCGATGCACTCCAACAGCTCGACGATTTCCTCGAAGTGCACACCGATCTGGACGGACAGGTGCGCAGGATTCATCTGCTCCTTGCCGCAGGCCTTCAGCCAGGCCGCTGTGCGGTCGAAGTTGGTCGCCTCGGCCTCTGCCATCAGGCGGTCGTTTCTGGCCCGTAGCAGGCGGTTTTCCTGCTCCAGCTCGCCAACGAGCAAGTCCAGGTTCATCTCGTCTTCGGTCATGGCTTGAACTCCAAAATGCTGAAGGTTTTTTCCACTCGGTCGAAAAAGACCGCCAGCGCTGGACGGCTCCCGCAGCCAGCGGCCTTGCAGACGGCCAGGTGCATTTTCGATGGCTTGAGGTATGCCATGAGCATGTGCCTGTTTTTGTCCATCAGTATCTCCAGACGCTGATCTCGACCACCCACAAACGCAGGATGAATTCATTGTCCTCGATGCCGACTGCGAACAGTGGCCAGCGACGCTTGAACCACTCCACATCGAATTGCCAGCCGCGCCTCATGACTTCACCTTGTCCAGCTCCAGCCGGATGTAGTGCAGCACCTGGGCGCTCAGGCTGCGCGTGTTGCGCTCGGCCTCTGCCTTGAGCTTGGCCATGATCTCGTCCGGCAGGCGGACGGTCACGTATTGGGTTTTGTTTTTGCTGGTCATGCTGCCTCCTTGGCGTCCTCGAACATGTCGGCCGTCGCAGGCCCACCGGCCAGCTCGACCGGAATTCCACTGGTCAACAGGCTCACCAGATCATCCTGGCCAGCCACCTCGATGTCAAAGCGCGTCTGCGCTGCGTGCCGTATGGCCTGGGCCTGGTTGCCTGCACGAATCAGGCGGTGCTTGTTGGTCTCCACATCGGTGACCAAGTAGATGCGTGTGCTCATGGTTGCTCCTCAAAAATCAATGTCGTCGAAGTCCTCAAACCCAGACCCCTGCTGCTGCGCTGGCGCTGCCTGTGGCTTCGGCTTTGGCTGGCTCTCTGCCTGCTCACCACCGGCCACAAACTCCAGGTCTGCAATGCGTGCAGCCATCTTGCTGGCCTGCGTGCCGTCGCCTTTGGTGTAGGTCTGGATGTGCACGTCCTCCAGGTAGGCCACGATCTGCTTGCCTTTGGTCAGGTACGGCGCGAGCGATTCCACACGCTGGCCCCACAGCGAGGCGTCAACCCACTGCGTCGGACGCTTGCCGTCGTCGCCTTTCTTGCCATAGGTGAACGCCAGCGAGACGTTGGCCACCGCTGCACCTCCTGGTGTGTATCGCACCTCGGCGTCTTTGCCGATGCGTGCCAGTCCGTTTGCTTTCATACCGTGCTCTCCTTCAGTTTGTAGACCCGAACGACCCGAGCGTGGGCTGATGGGTGGGTTGCTTGACAGAATCCGATCGGCTCGAAGGCGTCACCCCTCAGAACCGCGCCCCATGTGTTGGGGTGATAGTCGTCCGGCAGCTCGATGAACTTCCGAACGTCGTTGATGGTCACCTGGCCAGAACGCTGCGCGATTGCCACCGCTGTGCTGCGTGCTTTGGCAATCCATTCCTCTCGACCAATGGACACGCAAGCGATGCCTGCATCTCGAAGGTCGCGGCCGTTCATACGCCCCTCCGCAGCTCGATCAGCTTGTCGACCGTCTCCTGCACCTCGGCCAGGAACTTGATCACCTCGGCCTCGTACTCAGCGATCAGCTTCTCGTCGCGTGGCACCCGCTTGATGAACAGCTGCATGTCCTCTGGCATCCGTGGGTCAAAGCTCACGAAGTCGCACCAGGCGCGGCCCGTGCAGGCCATCTGCCACTGCATTTGAGCCATGTACCCGCTGGGCGCTTTGTCGGCCATCAGCGTGGCGATGTGCGTGCTGGTGTTCGGGCACTTGATCTCGACCAGGCCATCCTCACCGACCAGGCCATCCGGCGAGGCCCCGGCCATCTCGATCTTTGGATGCTGGATCATGGCCACCTCGGTGACCATCTGGCCAGTCTCGGTCTCGTAGGCCATCCGTGCCATGGGCTCCGTCTCGGTGCCATGCTGCATGGCCCCGCTTTTGAAGCTGTCGGCAGCCTGCCCAGTCAGGCGCTCGGCCACCAGCTGGGCCAGGTAGTTGCCTCGGCTGGCGGCCACACCAGTCTTGGTCTTGGCGATGATGTCCGCCACCCGGCTGGCGGTGACCTTGCCCAGGCGCTGGGCGAACCATTCAGGTGTGCCTTGCTCGATCATGCTGCACCTCCGTCGGCGGTCTTGGCTGCCTTCTTGAGGGCTGGGCCTTGGGCTTGCCAGAACGCGGCCTTGTGCGCCGACTTGGGCAATGCCTGGAATGCTGCGGCCAGGGCCTCGCTGCCTTGCATGGCTGCGTCGCGCATGGCTGGCAGAGTCTCGGCTTCGTACTCGCCATAACCCGGCACAGGCGCTGGCGTGCGCTTGCTGGCGGCGTTGCCGTCGTCATCCTCTGGCGCAATACCGCAGGCGGCCATCAGGCTGTAGCGGCGTGCGTAGGTCAGAGCACTGCCGTAGCCTTGAGCGTCGTGCTTGACCGCAGGCACGTGCAGCTTGCCAGCCGAGAAGGTTTCCCCGGATTCGTGGACAAAGACCGTCTCAACGATCACGCCTGATTCGCATTCGTGGGTTTGCTGCACCAGGGCGATGCCGTTGGCGTTCAGGCCATCCATGACAGCCTCGACGCAGGCGGCCAGGTCGGCATAGCGGCTCTTGAAGTGTGGGTTTGAGCTGGTCTTGAGTGCAGGCCCAAATGCTCGCTGGGCCTTGACCAATGCTGCTGCGATCTCTTTCATGCTGTCTCCTTGGTTTTCATGGTGTTTGCGATGGCCTCGATCAGTTCCTGGGCCTGCTGGGGTGTCATGTCGATCCGAACGCTACCGCCTCGGATGTGCACGCCCATTGAGATGTATTCCTCGTTGGGGCTGATGATGACGGCATTGCCGTCGTTCACCGTGATGTAAAAGTCGTCTTGCATCGAGTTCGCCTTTCGTGGTTGGTTGTTGGTGAAACGAATCATAGCATAGTGCAAGAGGATTTTGTGCGATCGGCAAAAAATATTTTTGCACAAATCATGCAAAATCGTGGTAAAGTTTGAGGCATGAAGAAAGACGACCAATATTTCGCCCAGGTGCTGGCCTTTGCCCGTGAGAGCCTCGGCTCCTACAAGGCAGTGGCGCAGGCCTTGGGGGCCACCAGTGGCCAGGCTGTAGAGGCTTGGACGCGCAATGGTGTGGCGCACAAATGGCGGCCGGTGCTGGACAAGAAGTTCGGCCCTGGCTTCAGAAAATCCTTGAATGGCCTTTTGGTCTGAGGTAGAGTGATGCAAGACCCGGCTAGGGTGGGAGTAGCTACCCACCCGAAAAGCGAACCTCCCGCCTGCCGTCAGTCTTCTTTCA